TGGTGTTTTACTATCGTCAACTACTTTAGCTATAATCGTTGCGGTCATACCAATCATATTTGGAAATGCGCCAAATGCAGTTCCAACATATCCATTGTTAGTATGTGATATACCATTCACAGTAGACACGGTATCAATCTGACCAAAACCTGCCGTTGCTTGAACAAAAATATTACTACTGATTAAAACCATTCTGCGACTACGAACATTGGTAAACGCACCTAGATGTTTAACTACTTGTCCACCAGATACATCTACAAAAATAGTATCTATATCTTTTACAAAGTTAAGTTCATAATTTTGTACAACTTGCGGTTGCGTTGGTGATGAACATCCTACTAGAACGAACAACAACATCCATAACCGATTCATACGTCACCTCTTAGGGCTTAGTGGTTTGCGTTACCGTCTCGTAAAGGGTTTCAAACTCTTGGTGCGTTGCAACTTCATCATCAAAGTTCTGCTTGTAATATACACGTGCTAACTTACGGAATACCTTCTTGTTGAGTTGGAGTTCTTCACAGATGTCTCCAATCACATTCTTTTGCAAGTCACGTTCTGCGGCAACACGGGTCATAGACGTTGCCATATCTTTTAATGCTGCTTCTAACTTCAACTTATCATTCGGTGTCAAATTCATAATAACCTCATTGTTGTTTTGTAAAGCTCCCAGTGAGGGACTTGAACCCCCGACCCTCTGATTAACAGTCAGATGCTCTAACCAACTGAGCTAACTGGGAATGAAACAGGCCCACAAGGACTCGAACCTTGACTAATGCTTTTGGAGAGCATTGTGCTGCCAATTACACCATAGACCCTAAAACTCGTCCTTTTCTAATATAACTGCTATCCAAGCCGTTGTCAAGCTTATAGTAATAGCTATTATTAAAAATGTAATAATAGCGTATATCACGGGAAGTCCTCACCTTTGTAGTCTGGGTGAAGATTTTTCATATTTTCTATACCTTTTACCCATCGGTATGCGACGAATACAATAAAAAATAATAATGCTGCATTAAACATAACGTTCTCCTATGTAATGCCAAGAGAGGGAGTCGAACCCCCGACGCCCAGCTCTTCAGGCTGGCGCTCTACCAACTGAGCTATCTTGGCGTATGCACCGTGTAGGGGACGATCCTACAACCTGTCGCTTAAGAGGCGAATGCTCTACCAGTTGAGCTAACGGTGCAAAGTAGGCACGGCTGGAGTTGAACCAGCGACCCCTGACTTATCAGGTCAGTGCTCTAACCACCTGAGCTACGCGCCTATATGGGAGTGGAAGGATTCGAACCTACTAGGCCTATTGGCGACAGATTTACAGTCTGTTGCAGTCCTCCAACTCTGCGGCACTCCCTTATTGTTCTACTATCTCTATCTTTGTGTATCCTCGTGCCGATACACTAGGCCAGAACGCAATATTCATTTCATCCAATTCAATATCACCAAACATACCTATTAATTCTCGTACCGCATCTTCACGTGTTGCATACTGTGTTGGTGTTTCAATATCGTTGAACTTAATAATAAACATACATTCTCCGTGTTATAGCGGGGGAGGGATTCGAACCCTCGACCTCACGATTATGAGTCGTGCGCTCTCACCAACTGAGCTACCCTGCCGTTTACAAATTAGTTGTGGTGTGTTTTAACCAAGTCTTTGAACTTTTGCGTACCTATAAGAAACTGCGCTCCGTTTATCCAATATTCTAAATTTACATTATTTTTTGTAAATATTTGAATTATATAACTTAACAGTATTGTGTTTACTTTTGCACCTGCTTCGGCCAAACGATACCACACGATATCATCAATTTTGAAATGAACAAATATAACATTAGTATTGTTAGGACGCAGCCATTCATCAAACAAGGTTCCATCATCTTTTAACCACCCACACTTAAAATCACTACATAATTGTGGTCGCTTATTGTATATTGTACATTTATGGTCACCAACAAATGGACAGGGTTTGCCTGGTTCCATTTTGTGTCCGTATACATCGGCGGTTAACCAACCATCACAACATTTGGTACAACTTCCACATTGTCTTGTCATTTGTTACATATTCCACCATCGTATGAATCCTAAGGCATCAACACCAAGCCAAACAAGGTTGACGATAACCATAGGATAATCTCGTTTCTCCCAGAAACTATGCAACATTCCAGCATGACCGAAGAACAGTAAAGTATAACTTAACGACATCGGGACGGGTACTCGTCCTGCTAACAATAAACCACCTACAACCAAAATCAGTATCGCCCACCACTTACGAGTATGAATTCTATGTTCTGCGGTGTCCGACAATGTAATCGGTTTCGTAAATAAAAGTTTCTTCATTAAAATTGTCCTGTCTCCATAGCGTGTTGAATATCACCACCTTGTAGCACTTCTGGTTCGTTAACTTCACCAACTATCAGTGCGGTGGCTAACATAACTATGGTGAGAACACAAATAACCGTAACAATTGTATTCTTTACAATTTCTGGTGTTAGTCTTGTCATAGTTTCTCCTGAAAAGAGGTGCGAGTCAGATTCGAACTGACGCGGGATGTTTAGTCCAAGGGTTTTGCAGACCCGTGCCTTCAGCCTCTCGGCCATCGCACCTTATTTAAATTTAGGGCCAATGACCCAAAATACTAATGATTTACGTGTTCCTTTTACTACTGGTTTTACTCTATGTAGCATGTATGACGGAAATGTAATTAGTCTATTTTTTATTTGTTTTACTTCTTCTGGTTGTTTGGTGTACATAACTTCAAACTGACCACCTTCATATTCGTTTGAATCTGACAGTATGAGACTGCACGATAACTTTCTCGGAAACATATGGTCAGCTGGTGTATTCTCGCCCATCCAACAATCTACGTGAAAATCATATAAATCATTTTGATCTCTGTACTCTGTGTATTGAATTTTGTCAAATCCAATCAAGTCAAATCTAAAAAATTCGTTATTTACATAAGTTGCCGCTGTTTGTAATCTATCAAATATCCAATTATTTTGATTATTTACCTTAAACTGGTTTACTTTAGACTTTCTATAGTTTGGTGCAATTCGTCCTTCACCTACCGTTGCATCACCCAAACTTAAAGTATTACAATAATTTATTACTTGGTTTAATTCTTCGTTTGTAAATACATCATCAATAAATGTGTAAGGAAGCATGTCCTTTTTTATACTATGTACTCTTGTTGTCAACGGATACGACATACAACCTCCATAGATTAGCACCCGCGAGAGGATTCGAACCTCTGACCCACAGCTTAGAAGGCTGTTGCTCTATCCAACTGAGCTACGCGGGTATAACGCCCCAAGAAGGATTCGAACCCACAACCCCCTGATCCGAAGTCAGGTGCTCTATCCAGTTGAGCTATTGAGGCAGAGCTGACAACCAGGATTGAACTGGTGACCTCCACTTTACCAAAGTGGTGCTCTACCAACTGAGCTATGTCAGCGATTACTTTTTATCTGTCACTTGGAGTGGTATGCCTATTGCAGACAACCAGATATTTAAATTTTTCTTCACTCCATCAATATCACGATTTTCCCACGACATATTTAAATTTAAAATATCTTCGTTTGATTGAGAATCACGTGAATAATACTGGACATTCCAATTTTCATTTATTTTTTGTTTTGCCATAACAATTCTCCTTTTTGTACGGGTGACTGACGGGGCTCGAACCCGCGACCCGCGGAACCACAATCCGCTGCTCTGCCAGCTGAGCTACAATCACCACAAATGCACTCGGTGGGGGTCGAACCCACACGCCTCACGGCGCCAGCTCCTAAGGCTGGTGCGTCTCCCAATTCCGCCACAAGTGCATCAACTATTAAAACATTCCTGCGTCACGTTCTGCCGTACAAGCCATGTGGTCAGACCAATGGATGACATACGGAAGATTTGTTTTCATCGCATACTTTTGATACGGCTTATAGTATGGCTTATTTCCATCATCATACAAACCATCGGACATCTTGATTGCTAACCATTCCTTTTCTGTGATAGGAACTTCAAACTTCTGTAAAAGATACAATGCTCTATCTGTGACTGTCATAAACTGAATATTATCATTGTACGTATACATTTCACCGCGCTTACGATGCCAATCACTATCTTGGTCAAGGTAATATGGACCTGTCTCATTACCGAGCTTTCCAAGGTCGTGATGAAGTGCTGCAAAAATCATTTCTTGCTTGGTGAAGTCAATTTCGCCACCAATAGCCTTATACGCGGTAGCCACCTTCATAGAAGTCTCCGCGACATGAACTACGTGATCGAGATACCCCCCAGGAAATGCATTGTGGTAGTGAATCTTACCAGATGCGGGTGCGGAAAGTAGTTGTTCACCGAAAACTTCGTACATTTCATTCAACTTTTCAACACGAGGATCGTCAGCAAGAAATGCGTTGAACTTTTCCAAGTTTTTCTTAGCCTTCTCTTCGTAATCCATCATAACCGTTTCCCGTAGTTAAAGTTATCATAATCTTCACGATACAGCTCGTGGAGTAAATCTAACAGGGTAGGGTCTAAAAAGTCAACCCCCAATTTATCGGTGTATTTTCGATAAATAATATTATTAAATGTATATCCCAATTTATTTTGTATGAATTCCGACAATTCTTGTAGGTTTTCATACTTAAATATATGCAATTTATTTTGCGGACCATTCAATATAAATGTTTGTGAAACATATGCTGGAATTCGTAAACAATTTACTCCACTTGGTATAAGATACTTACTAAACCTGTTTTCCATACTTCTAGCGACATTCATTTGATAATCACTTTCTCCGTTCATATAAACGGCTCTAAAAAAATCTGTTTTCTGACTTTTTAGTTTTAGCATATCACTTACGAAATGTATAATATCTATTTTATCAACAGGTCTGTCCGATATTTTACATTTTCCACATACACAAACATTCAATGTGTGATTGAGAGCGGACTTAAAGCGTGTAATGGGATTTCTAACAGTAGTGAAAGCATCAAAACTTCCGTGAATGTCTATCAAATGATTATACGTTTGATGTTCTTGCTCGTTTATTTCCTTTAATGGGAAAAACGTTCTCATTACTGCCGTAGAAGCAGTCTTGGGAACGTTGACCCATAACCATTTTGTATCATCAATTTTAGATGTTATCAGCATAGTTATGCAACCATTATTGCTCGGTTAGTTCGTGCCTGTTGTTTTGTCCACAGCTCAAAAATTGTAGGTGTGACAGGTTGTTTTGCCAGTTTCATCGTAGTCATTTCTAACAACTTGTCTGCTTTCTTATTGTTACAGGTACTACAACTCGTCACCACATTTTCCCACTTGTCTTGACCACCCTTTGCAACAGGATGTACGTGGTCACGAGTCAAAAATTCACTAGGACGGAACGCACTCTTATGCCGATTACAATATTGGCAAGTGTATGCATCACGAACGAATAGGTTTTTCTGTGTGAGTAAAGCTGGTGTCTTAAATACACGGCGGCCCTTGATATAGCGTACCAACGCAATCATCAATGGTACAGGGAATGTCTGTCTTGGTGACCGCACCACCAACTCTGGATGTTCCTCGACTATGATAGCTTTTCCTTCCAAAAATAACAATAGTGCTCGCTTCGAAGTCACAACTGTTATGGGCTCATACGTGGCATTTAGGACAACACATTTAGTTGAATCCAACGCCATAGCCATATTTTATTCCTCTGGTTTTGTATCGTTTAAGAGTTTAGTAATACTTTTTTCTTTGTAGAACTGTATTGTATCTCTTACTTTTGCTGCTGTTTCATAATCTTCTTCTTTAATCGCTTGTTTCATCGCATCTTGTAAAACATTTTCATAATCTTCTTTTTTCACTACTGCTGTGTGTTTTTGGTGTGAGTGCATCGGCGTAATCTGAAATAGTTCTACTTTATCTAAATCTTCACGAATACCCTTTCGTACTTGTTTTACCAAATATTTGTAAACTACAAGTTTGTTTTCATGCAAAAACTTTTGTATTACTGGAAATGGTTTCGATGGTAGATTTAACATTTACTTCCTCTTTTTAGGTGTCTTTTTCTTAACTACCTTTTTCTTCTTTGGTACTTCTGGTGTATCAGTCTCACCAGTTTCTACACCTTTACAGAACACACGACCATCTGTATGCACATATCGTTGTTTAAAATGCCACCCACGAGGAAACTTTTCACCCTCTGGTTTCGGTGTATAAAACTTTGGTGGTTCAATAGACTTTTGTACGCAATATGCACAGGTTACGGCAGCGATATCGTTTGCTACCGTAACCGTGACAATATTGCACTCTTGACAAACAAGTGCCTTACGTTCCATCACATTTAACTTACTACCAGTAAACTTCGTAACCTTTTTCTTTAACATACATACCTCTTACGTTTCTGGTTGTGTTTCGTTAGTTGTTTCTTCTATTGGACACACTTCACAATTTTCTGGAACTTCTGTGGTTTGAGTTTGTTGCTCATACTGAGTAAGTTGTTTTTGAATTGCTTCTAGCTGTCCACGTAGAAATTCTTCGTGTGTTGTTGCTGGTTTTACTACTGGTGCTTGATACTTTTCATAGTTGTTTCCAAGCATTTTTTCAGCTTCACCGTCTGTCATATATCTCATAAAACAAGCTATGTATCTACCAGGATGCTTACCGTGTAAATCTTTGGTAACTTCAACAATCCAACTCATTCCGGGAGGAGGTTGCCATCCAAAATAGTAGCCTACTTGTGAAATATACTTCCCTCTATCTTCAGGAGATACACGTTCATCTCCTGCTCTGTCACCTGGGGCGTGTCCAAACTGGACTACCCAATTACGTAACATGGGTCAGTCGAAGCCTTCTGAAGTGATACCACCACCGCCGTGAATACCCATATTTGTAAGAATCTTATATCCGTTAGAGTCCATAATACCATAGGTTCTCAACTCTGCCGGTAAGTGTTCTTCACCTGGTCTTGCGGGAGTGCCTTCACTGACGAACTCACCCGTGGGGATATTATTTTCGTCCATAGTGCCTCCTAGTTAATGTTGAACGTAACCAAAAAATTTATAATCTTCTTCAAATAACTTATATGTAAGTTCTTTGAATTCATCCGATGAGAAGTTAATATGAGACAACTCTTCAGATGAGCTGTTAAGTATGCTCACTTTACCTGTGTCTAATCCCAACTCAGTTTGTATCCAGTAATTGAATTCCTCTAGCTCTTCGTACTTGAACACTTTTACTTGTGAATACCCTACAAAATTTTTTTGTAACCTAAAAAACATCTTTACAAAACTTAAATCCTCTGTTTGAAAAATTCTTTTGTGTTCTACGTTGTTGTCTATATCTCGTAGTACTTTCAAATTAGTTTCAAAAAAGGTATACAGTGTTTTTGTATCGGTAAATGGTATTGTGAACTTGTATTTCCCAGATGTACCATTTACCAACTGCTGTTTATATATGTGCTTTACTGAGGATACAAACCTATCATACGGATTTCTTACAACAGAAAACGCTGGTAGTTCACCGTATCTATCTCTTTCATAAAAGTAGTTACTATGAGTATGTTCGTAATTTCCGTCTGGAAAAAATATCTTTCCGTATGCTACTGTTGCCGTTCTTGGAACTCGTAACCAGATATATCTTTTACTAGAAACTTTAGAACCGATTACCATTTGCTTTCCACAGTCTAAATTGCCTGTTCCACTGTGCTTCTAAAAAAACCAATTTTTGTTTTACTTCTCTTGGTGATCCTGCTAGTTCTACTGCACCACGAAACTTTCTTAAAATTTCTTTAATTCTTAGTAAATCTGCCAACTTTCTTGCTTCTTTTATTTCCTTCATTATTATGTCTGCTTCTTCTAACAACAAGGTTGTAGTTTCTACTGACATAGGAGGAAATATTTGATTGAAGATGCGTTGAATAATTTTGAACACATACATCTCTACCTCCTTCAAATTATTAACACAACCGTCAATTTTAATGGACCTGGAGGGAGTCGAACCCTCGTCCGAGACTGCTTCCTACTAAGCGTTTATGCACATAGTTCCTTGTTTAGTTTCATCCGCCTCTTGACAAGGAACAAACATAAGTCGGACGTAGGGTAGTTGTGTTTGATGTTAGCTACTACCCGTTACTAACACTACACCATATGATAAGTCCGATTACCCTTATATGGGTCAGGTCATCGGTCCTTCGGCTCTACTGCTTACGCAGCGAGGGCGAGAGGTTGGCTGTATGAGTTGCCAGTTGAAATTTGTGGTCTGTTTCACCAGTATTACCAAACTGGATACAAAGCTTAGTCATCTACATCCCGTCGAAACCATGACAGGCCCTTCTAACTACTATAAATATCTACACTTAAATATAAAAAGACCGAACTCATTTGTCAAGTCGGTCTTAATATATAGTATTCAATAATATTTTATACTACTGCTCTACCTTTATCAAGTTCCCAATCTTTTTCAGGTCGTACTTCAAGATTTTTATTCCAGACAGCTTCTAGTAAAGGAACGTCTTGACTATTTTCCTTTGCAAATTGAATCAAAGCATTTATATCTTTTGGAAAACACGTTCCACCGAATCCAAAGTGCCCATCTGGTCCTGGAACTTCCCAGTGTGATGTTCCTAGTCGTGGATCACACTTTAAAGTTTTTGCGATGTTGCTATACTCTATACCAACCTTTTGACATATCTGATATATTTCGTTGAGATATGCAACCTTTGCAGACAGCATAGTATTTGCCACATACTTAATCATCTCTGCTTCTTTTGCCGTTGTGTGACGAATACTGGAATTTGGGAACCGTTGCCAATATGCATCATCAACCATTTTTACTTGTCTACTATTGTGAGTATATCCTAAAATAATATCAACCTGAGATACAAAATCGTTGATATAGTTTTTTTCGGTTAGGAATTCTGGGTTGAAGCAGATAGTCAAATTAATAAATTTTTCTGCTAGTCTGTTTGTTGTTCCTGGTGTGACTGTAGATTTAAGAACACATATTGGTGCCGAACTTTCGGATTCGTTACGTGTTGATATTTCTTTTAACACAGATTCTACTATATCCGTATTACATGTTCCATCTAGATTCATTGGTGTCGGGACACATATAAAAATAATACCAACTTTGTTTGCTAAACTAGAAACAGAATCTTCTGTGCATTCTTTTGCGATATCGTATGTTAGGACGGTGTGTGTAGATTCAAAACCTTTCTGCACCGCTGTTCCCACATAACCCAATCCTACTACACCAATTTTATTCATACGACCCTCGTGATTGGTCCAATCATTGAACGTCTACTATACCATCCCTTATCAGTTGATATATCATTAATTTGTCTAAATGCACCATCATATTTGTGAGCCAACTTGTACATATCAAAATGTTCTACTGCAAAATTACGGACATATGCTCTGTCGATTGCACCATTTTCAATTTGCTCTAATCCTGCTAAGAAATCACCAAGTGTTCTACATTGATATCCAGTTTTTCCGTGTTCAACCGTTTCTGTAAAACTTCCGTATGAAGAACCCAATACTGGTGTTCCGCAGAGTTCTGCTTCTACGGTAACTCCACCAAATGGTTCTACATAACGTGTTGGCATTATAACTGCCATTGCGTTACCCAAAAACTTTGAACGCTCTCGTCCGTGAATAGGTGGAACATACTCAATATTTGGTGAAGTTAAATATGGAGTTGGGTCACCTTGTCCACAAATTTTAAACTTTAAATCAGGACGAACTTTGGCTATTTCTGATATAAAATGCACTCCCTTAATATTTGATAATCTACCAAAGTATGCGACATATCCTTCTGGGTTTGGATTGAAGTCCCAATCGTCAACCTTAAAGTAGTTTGGAATGACCCAATGATAATCGTGACCACTTCTACCTTCACGACCTATCTCGTAATGATACCACGCATTACTTTCAAATATTCTGAAGTCTTGGTATGAGTTTGGGTAACCGATACCAGTTTCTACTTTTGGATTTGGAAAATCTTTAATAGCCGTATCGTGGGCAAATCCGAAGGGTAAACAAATAATATCGTGTGTGTCAAGATTTCTTCCTAATTGTATCTTTAAGCGTGCATTGAACGTTTGATACAATTCATTACCAGTATTCGCTAAATCACCGATAAAGTCGGATGGCATGGCATCACGATTACCGTATATTTCATTAAATAATTTTGTTCTAATTCCCGCCCATTCATCAAACGACATTAGATTCACATCATAGGTTGCCCCACTATGTGCTCCCTCTACCCCGTAATGAATAACGTCATATCCTACCGATTGCATCATTGGGGCAAACCGTTTTACCTTACCAGTAAACGCACAATGGCTGAACTCGTAAGTAGTTTGAGTATGCGGAATACCTAGTAGATGTAATCGCATAATTACTTAATATTTAAACGTTCTAATTGTTCTTTGATGGCTGCTTCGTGTCCTTTAGATAAGGTCGCAGCTTCTTGTTTAATTTGCTCTAGTTGTTCAGTGGTCAACGAGCGTAGAAATACTTCATTACCATGAAATTGTGATGCCATAACCTAACTCCTTGTGAATAACCTTACTAATATAAATATCAAGCAATAAAACAAAAACGGAAGAGCGTTAGCCCTTCCGTTTAAGTTTTTTGGATTTAGCGTAGATTACGCAGCGGTCCAAGCCGTGATGGTGCGACCCTTAGCAGCGGGACGGGCCGAAGCGACCGTGCCGTTCTGCTCGAACTCACCACTGCCAGCGAGGACAGCGTTGATGAACGAAAGGCGGGTACGAACCTGCTTCTGGTGGACACCCTCACGGGTGAGGTAGGCGTTCACATCGTCAGCGGTGACGATACCCGACGAACGGCGGTTCGAAAGTGAGCGGAGGTACGAAGTCATCCGACGAGCGGTAGCCTCGAACTCGGTCGTGTTGAAGTAGCGGTTCATCGAGAAGTCGCTACGGGTCTTGCTGTTGCGCTTTGCCATAAAAATAACCTCTTTATAAAAAGTTTTGTAAGATATCCGATATTTGTTCGAGCGTCATCGCCATAGTGCGTGGGCTTCGGAACTGTCTCACTCAGTACACGTTAAACATACAACATCTTCACCACGTTGTCAATACCCTTGAAAAGATTGTTGGATATTAAATATTTTTTAGTTAGTAGAGATGATTTCGAAATGTTCATCTACCAACGAGACATTCATATTGATGGAGGCTGAAAGCATCTTAAGCTTTTCCTCAATTCCATCTTTACTGATGTCTCCGTACCACAACTTGCCGTACTCTCTGGTGAATACAGACACATTGTAGAAAACATTCTTTCCTGTGTCCATACGTCCCTGACGACCAAACATCTTAACTGCTGCGTTTACTGCGGGTTGTACATCTTCTGCTGTGTAGAACATATATACCTCGTTATTGAGGTTCTTGATTCGTCACCTGTGGTGACACGGACTCCATCTTTTCATTATACTGAATAGTATAACACGCTGTACATAAACAAGGTGAATGCGGTATATCTTTTCTTCTAAAACCATTCAGTCCACATTCTTCACATATCTTTGCCGATTCTCTTTCTATCTTGTATGAGATACAATCTAACACGTACTGCTGTGACTTGTCAAGGGCTGAAGTGAAATGAATTTGCAGCATAGAATGATTCGTACTAACATCTACTATTTGCGCAAATGATAGTATATCAGTTATAGCATAAGCTTTATCTATTAGCTTATGCCATCCTGGTTTTATTATTTCTTTAGCTTTTTCTTTATTCATATTTTTTTCTTTCTTTTCTTTTTGCTTCTTTTTCTTTTCTTTCTTATAATGCACGTGCGGGCAGGAGAAAGCCCCTAAAAACTTAGTATGCAGTTTTTAAATTGTATTTGATTGCCCACACGAGCTCATGCGGGATGTGTATTATATGTAGTGAGGTTCAGCCAGAAAACGGCAGCTTCTTC